TTGCCGGTCGTGGCCGCGATGCAGTAGTAGTTCGTGCCGCCCGAGGACACCAGGTCGCCAACCACGTAGGCGGTCGCCCCGTTGTAGGCCGCCGGCGTGCCAGCCTGCAACGTGCTTCCCTGCGTATGGAATCGGATATAGCCCTGCCCGAACTCAAGCACCATCGTCTGCGTCGTGCTGTACGTGAACGGCAGCAGTCGCGTGCGCCGCGTGCTGTCCTTCACCGTCGCCACGTACGTTGTGCCGGGTCGGTTCTCTGCCGGCCCCTGCGGGGTCGGGATGAAGTTCCGCATCTTGGCGGCACCAGTCTGGAACTTGATGTCATCAATGCGCCCGAACATCTCCGGCGACAGCTCGCCGCCAGCGAACGATCTGTTGTAGATGCGGGTGTTTGGCATTGGTCAGCGTCCTGCGATCCAGCCCGTGATGTGCTCCGGCTTGATGTTGCGCTGGTTGGCGTCCGACATGCGGGCCTGTTGCAGGTAGGCCATCATCATCTGCGCCTGCCGCTTGCCCTCAGCCGCGCCCTGATCGCCCTTGATGACCGGGCCGGCAAGCATGGCGGCAAGGTGGTGCGACAACGCCATGACGAACAGCGGGTCAAACTTGGTCGGGTCGGTGATGAGAGCTTGGTATCGCAGCAGTGCGTTCTGCTGATCGGTGTACAGAACCTTGTTGCCGAGCGTGTCGGTCTCAATGCTGTACGGCTGTGGCACGTAACGCCCAGCTGCAACGAGCGGTGCGTAGTTGTGCAGGAAGTCTGGGGTGTCGCTGGGAACGAACTTGGCCGCGTAGTCGTTCTCGGCGTCGTGTGGCAGCACGCTGACGGCGACCATCATGTCGCCCGGGCAAGCGTACGAATACTTCCACATGGTGTACGGCATCGTCACCTGCGCAAGCAGTGCGCGGCGGGACGCGAAGTTCCATGCGTGCATCTGGAGGAGGCTGTCGCGGGCGATGGGGTAGAACCGAGCGCAGTGCTCGGCCTGAGCTGACCCCTCCGGCGGGTCGATGCTGGCGATGGAGGCATCGTCGCCGAGGTGCGCGAGTGCCAGATTGCAAATCTCAACCACGCTTGCCATTCGATCCTCCTAGCAAAAGAGGGGCGCCGGGTGTTTAGTCCGACGCCCCTCCGGGGTCACATGCGTCGTATCAGTCCGTGCTGGTCTTGCGAGGCCGGCCAGGCCGACGTGGTGCCACCAGTTCCGGCTGTTCCACGTTCTGGTCCTCAATCGCTTCCTCCAAATATTCGAGGTTGGAATTGTGCGGACCAGAGTATTGGAACACATCGCCGGGCTGACGCAGCCCATTGTCAACGAAGCAGAGAATCTTGGCCTTGACCTTTGGCATGGATTGGTCCTATTACGAAACGGTGAAGCCAGACGCGAAGTACTTCTTGCCGTCCTGGAAGTTGAGCACGATGTCGGCCAAGATCACGCCCGAACCGCTGCCGGCGGTGGTCACCACGTTGGCGCCGAGGTATCGCTTCTGCGATGCCGTCAGAAGCTGCGAGCCAATCGGGATGACGACCTGCGTACCAGCGGCCACCGCCGTCGATGGGCTGTACTCGCCGATGACCACGACATTGGTGTCGAGACCACTGTCGTCGGCAAGCACAACCTGATACGTCGGGTCGGTGCTGGCGGCCAGTGCCGTGGTCACGGTGAACACGACATACAGCGTCGTGCCTTCGCCGATTTCCACGTTCTGGGTTCCCTGCGCGATGGTGTACAGCGCACCGCTAGCAGTTGCGGTGTACCGAGTGTTGCTCTGGAGCTCCACGACATCCGGGAAGTCGTAAGTACCAGTGGCAGTCAGCGTGACGCTGCCGAGTCGAAGGTTGTTGTCAAGAATCATTGTGTTGGTTCCTCTCTGTTGGTCTTATCAGGACACGACGGCTTCCGCGTTGATGAGTTGATCGACGCGACGGCAGGGAACTCCGAGGAACGACAGCCAGCTGTGCGGCGTGCCGAACTGCGAAAGACCCTGATTCACGGCGAGCACGTTCTGGCTGCGATCCATCGCCTTTACCGCCAGGCCGCTGTGCACGGTCCGGTTCATGTAGAACGCGGCGCGGCCCATCGACATGTTGGGAATGCGGTACAGGGCGCGAGCCATGAGCTTGATGAGGTCGGTAGCGACGTTGCTGGCCTGCGTACCCGTAGCACCAACGAGATCGCTCACGTCGATGTTGCAGATGCGGACCACATAGCGCCAGTCCTTGACCACCAGACCGTTCTTCCACTGATAGCGGGTGGCATACGCCTGAAGACGGGTGCCATCGCTGTTGTAGACGGTCTGCTCGCCGAGATCCTCATGCATGAGTCCAGCGGTCGAACCCTTCGGGAACGGACAGTAGACGGTGTTGTCACCCCACACAACAAGGTAAACCGAGGTGTTGTCCGTGCTGCTGCCGCCGGCTGAAATGACGTTCTGGCCGTTGCTGGCAGACAAAGACGAGTACCGCGCCGCGAGGCCGAGGTACGACTTGGGCTCCACAGCGGGGTTGCCATAGAACATGGTTGCCGCCTGAGTCTGGTTCATCGCCTCGAGGAAGGCGACGTCTTCGGACAGGCGGAACTGAGCGGTGTTGCCGTTCAGCATCGCCAGATCCTTGTCCACCTCGCTGCGGGCTTCCAGAATGCCGCAAGCCTCATCGACCTGCGCGGTCGTGCTCTTGCTGTTCGGGATGCCCTGGTTGAGGGCGCGCCAGTACACCGAGGGAAGCCCGGTGCGGATGACGACGCGCTCGCCCGTGGGGAGGTTGCCTTCCTTGAAGACGCAGTCCTCGAGGATTTCGTTCGACTGCGAGAGGAGTTCCGCGATGACCGGGACGCGGCCATCCGGATCGGTGCGCTTGGCCCAGTCGGCCAGCGTCAAGTTGCTAGAGGTCAGAATTGCCATGGTGTGGTTCCTTGGTTGAGGTTAGTTACGAGTACAGAGCATCGGCGAGATCGGCGAACGACTTGGGGCCGGCCTTGGCCTGCCCGGTCGAGCCCGTCACGACACGATCCTCACTGATTGCCTTGCCTGCGCGGAAGAACAACCGGACGATCTCCGGGTGATTCCCCAGCCCAGACTCGTTGAGCAGCGTGCGGAGTTCAGCGGTGCCGAACGCATCCAGCGCCTTCTTGGCAACGGCCAGGTTCTCGGCAAGCGCGGGCCCGCCGAATTCCCTGTCCTGCTTGGATGCCTCCATCCAAGCGCCCTGAACGGCCTGAATCTGAGCCATTTGACGTTCGGCCATCTTCGGGCCCATGACGTCAAGCAGCTTCTGCGCAGCGTCCTGACTCAGTTGAAGCTCCCGTGCGACCTCCGAGTACGCGGTGATGGTGTCACCGTCAAACTCCTGACCTTCAGGAGCCTTGAATTCGTACTTCTCAGGCACAGTCGGCTTGGCTTCGGCGGGTGCCTCGGCGGCCTTCTCTGCCTGTCCGGTCACAGGGGCGTCCTGCGCCTTGGCCGTATCGGCGGGCGCAGTCTGAGGTGCAGACGCCTTCTGCTCGCCATACAACTTCTCCGCCGTCGCGGAGGTGTTGCTGGCATTCGATGATGTGGGCGCCTCACTGGTTGGGGTCGCCAGCATCGTCGTTGGTTCGTTCATTCGTGTGTTCCTTCAACATGACCGGATAAAGTTCCGGGCATACGGCGTGGATAATACCAAGTAACTGTAGGCCGTAGTTACGGTTACCTTCAGAGAAGGCCATTGTCATGCTGTTGGTAGCGAACGAGGACCGGAACACTCCGGCCCTGTCCAACAACCGCCAAACCATGCGCCGGCCACGCTTGTTGTTCATCAGCCACTTGACGTCGGCTGCCTCGTTCTCGCGCTCGAGGCGTTCGCGCTGATCGCGCTCGGCCTTGCTGCGCTCCTGTCCTCGGATGTCGAGGGGGTCGTAGTTGCTCATTCGTACGACCCGTCAACCTCGTTGATCGTGGCGATGACCGACGGGATGATGGGTCGCGTTGGCGACGTCAGGCCGCTTGCCGTGTAAATCGAAATGTCGTTGCTCGGCGTACTCCACATGATCTGAGCGTATTGGCCCGCGTTCATCGACAGGAAGATGTTCCAGGCCGCCACCAGATACCCGTCGCCGCCGGCATGGGTCTTGGGAATGGTGATGCGCGTGTTACTCGCTGCAACATCGCTGCCGTCGATACGGAACCAGATGTCCGCCTCGCCTTCCTGCCCTGCGCTGTTTCGAAACTGCGCACTGAACTGGATGTTGTAAATGGCTGTGCGCGTTACGGTTAGACGCGAATTGCTGGCTACCGTAATGCCCTTGCTGATGTCCGTCACCGGAAATGCCAATGCCGTTGCGGTGTTCAGGCTGGCCGTCTGCGTGCTCTCGCTGTGGAACGCACCAACGTGCGGTATGCGGGCGAACAGGAGCTGACTGCCGTCTGGATCCGACACCCCAACGATGTCACCGCTGGTTAAATCGTACAGGAACGGGCTACCTTGGAATCGCTTCTGAATCGCCATTAGACCTCCAAAGCCGACGGACTGGTGTATCCCGAGAACATGTTCATCACGTCAGTCAGGGCGTTCTGCTGCCCGGTCGGAGCCTGCGCCATGTTCTTGACGGTCTGCGACGACTGCTGCAACGCAGCCGCCTGCTCCTTGGCCGCCATCGCCTGGTTGCGGGCCTGCCGCAGCATGGCGACCTCCTTGTCGGCGATGATGAGCGACGGGTCAACGCCCAGCATGTCGGCGTAGATGTCGGCCCACTGGTCGCTGTCGAACTTGTCGAGGATGTCCGGCTTCATCGTGGCGATCTGGCCGAGGTTACCGACAAAGCGGTCAACCGAGTTCGTGCCGATGGCACGCTGCGCCTGGGCGAGCATGCTGACGAACTCGACGTTCAGGTCCATGCCCTGCAACTCCTCGGGCGCTGGCGGGATGATGCCACCCTGCAACATGCGCGTGAACGTGATGTCCACCAGCGGGTCGAGCAGTTCGTTGTGCAGGCGCTCAAGCACTGGCCCGAGCATGAGCAACTTCTCCTCATGGCGCTCGGCGACCTCGGTGGCCGTCATTCGGGTGTTCGGCTGGCCTGCCAGCATCAGGAACATGTCGGCATAGAACGCACCACGAACACGCTCGCGGCAGTCTTGGATGTCGTTCAGCAGGTACTGGAGGTTGAG